ATAACTGTAGCAGGGCCCCCATTAAATATGGCTAACCTATTAAATTGTTGAAGTTCTCCCGCTAGTAAATTAAAAAAAGAATTTACACCTGGGTATCTAGTGAGATCTATCGCCATGATTATTTCCTATAGGTTAAGGAGTATCTTCACCACCCATAAGAGTTTGTATCTTATAGGTGAAAGGATTGGTTAGAGAATTTTGCAGCTGTTCAGCTTGGGAAGTGTTTGCACTTTGATATAGTCCCATCATCCATCGGTTAAAACCAGTTTGCTTACCACCAAGCTCTGCATATTTCTTAGCGAACTCAGCAATATCCTCATCACTAACTTCATTGCCTTTGATCAGATTTGTTTTCATTCTCTCACCGAGAGATAACATATCTTTTCTACGGGCAGCTTCGTAAGTGCGTACACGAAACATAGCATCGTTAACTACAGCTTCATCTAGGGGACGGCCGCCCGCTAATCTAGATAAGGTAGCTAGAGACATTAGATCATTCTCGTATAAGATTGAGCCTTTGTTAGATGTAGAGTATACCATCCCTTCTGGACCAAATGCTTGTAAGGTTTGCGCAAAGCCAGCTAGAGGTCTTGAGATACCATTATGCTCTACTCCCTGTAGAATTGTTTCCCAGATATCTCCACCATTAGCTACACCTTTAAGCGTTTCCTTAACCGAGCCAAGAAATTTTCCCCAGCCTTGTACAATTGGAATCTCTTGTAAACTAGTGGGGAGAATAGTAATCTGTCTCGGGTTAATATCTCCACGAGAGTAGATGTTAGTCTGGAGGATATTAGACGGAATACCATAGAGAAGGAAATCACCAGCCGTTTTACCGACAGTGCCATAGACTGCATCATATGTATCTCTGTGTTCTGGATTACCTGACATCTGCCCAATGATGTGTACGTTCATAAATTGGAACGCAGGCATAGATTGTAAGCCATACATAGTGGACTGTAGGCCCGCCAGCATAGCTAAGTCCTTACCTTTACCTTCGCCAACATATCTAAATAACTGCTGTATTAGGTTGAACTGGTAGGATTGGAATAAAGAAACTGCTTGTCCAATGGGCCCTTGAAATATTAATGGCCGCTGTGATGAAATCATATTGCCTTCAACTCTATTAACAAAAGTGTTAATATAAGTTCTGGCCATGCCCTCATCAAGTATGCCTTGCCTAACTGCAATGCCGGTGATCTGATCCATTACATTAGCACTAATGAATCTGTTAAATTCTTCAGCTAATTTATTACCACTTAGATCCTCACCCTTATCCAGAAGATCCTGAGCTCTCTTTAGTCCAGTATTTATCTTTTTATCCAGATCAGCAACAGTCTCAGTTCCCTGGAGTGTCACATCATCGGCCAGCATCTTTAGTTGCTCAGCACGATCTTTAATTAAACCCATCTCACGATAGCGAGTAATTAAGGGGCCGGCTTTTCTTTTACCTAAAGCTATATCTACGCCACCAGCATCTTCCCAGAAATTCTTAATAGCTTGGGCAACAAGTTTAGTGGGCGCAAAGATTTCATCATCTACCCCGGGAAGTTTAATCTTAGCTATTCTACCTAATTCACCTGCTATCTCAGTATTACCTTCTTGTATTGCACGAGTAAGTTGCTTTAACTCAGTCATCCTTAGAATATTAGAGCCGATAGCATTGTTAAGACTGTTCAGTGGATCAAGGCCTAGAACAAATTGAGATAGTAGTGCATTAGACCTACGAACGAATTTAGTTAGTTCACCTTTTGGCGCAGTATGATTAGCTAATGCTTGCAAAGCTGCATCCTGATAAGCAGGCTTCATACCAAACTTATCTAGCTGAGCATTAATTAGTTCTAGATCTTCAGGAGATTTTACTTTACCAAAGGTAGTATTTATAGCACTAACAGCTTTACTTGTAGCAGTGTCTAGAAGTTTATTAAACCCAAAGATTAGTGGATGTTCATTTACCTTAGATATATCAAGTGCAGTCTTGATGTAATTGTAATAAGGATTCTGTGCAGTCTTCTCAATTAGCTCGCGCTTGCCTGAGAATATAGAAGTGTCAATCTTAGAGTATTGATCACCTAAATTTTCAATGAATGTAAACTCAGGTTCATACCTTAGCCGCACAGTTTCCGCCATAAGAGTATCACTCTCACGGTAATGTTGTTGTAGAATATCATCTACAATTTTCTGTGGATCGCTCTTGGGAAAGAAGTTACTAAAAATACCTTTGTTACTTAGATCACTATTTATATAGTTTTCATTTAGAGTTCGCTGATATTCAAACTCGCCGCGCGCCTTAAAGTAATCTTCAGTTTGTGCTTTAGTTATTTTCTGGTACTCGGGCGGTACTTTATCCATAAGTGCAGCTAGTTCTTTTTCAGAGGCTGCATGAATCATAGTAGTGTGATTACCACTAGTAACTCTAGTATCTCTTACAAAAGCAAAGTAAGGATAATCCTTTAAGTTAGGTCGAATAGGCCTGTAAACTTGTGGTAGCTTATTATCCGTCTTACCTTGTGCAGCATGTATACTTCTGAAATGATCAGTTCTTTGTCCGCTAATACCTATGTGAGCATCAATAACTGCACGAGCTTCGGTATTCTTTATTTCAATAAGGTCATCACCCAGTGAAGCAAAAAGCGAATCATAATCAAGTTGTCCAGTATCTTTATCAACAAAGGCCTTAGCAGCACGTTGGGAGATAAGAAACTCTTCAGCACTATCAGGATCAGTGTATCTAATCCATTGCTGACCGCTTCTAGTAACCTTCTGATTAATACTTTCAAATTCAATGGCTGCCTCTTGTTTATTTCCTAAAGCAACCAATGGACCCTGCAAATCTTCCTGTAACTTCTTACGGGCAGTTGTCTTAAGTTCTCTAGATACAGAACCTATCCAAGCTGTTACTGACCCTAGTGTTCCGTAGTTAGAGTTTTCAGATGAGAATAGTCCAGCTCCGCCGCCAGCTCTTGATGACTTAATTAGTGCACTATTAGATATATCCGGTAAGGCAGCAGCAAGTTTACCTGCTATAGTAGCCACCACATTCTTAGCATTATCTACATAAGCTCTCTGCATCTGTTTATGAAAAGTAATGCCATCTAGGATATGAGGATTAGCATCTACAATAGACTTATCTACATCGTACACTACTCTCATGTATGATGGTTGATATAGTGCCTCAGTATTATATTCAGAAGTATCTTCGCTTATACCTCTAGCCTTTAGATCCTTCTGTAACTTAGCTGTAGCTGACTGGTGTGCAAATAGATCATCAGCAAGATTCTGGGCGGGGTTAGCATTCAGATAGGATTGCCGCACATTAGTAATAAGCGGAATCATTTCTTGCCCAAGCTCCTCTGGTGTAGCAGAGTTTTTCCTCTTTAATCTTTTCAGTAGAGTAGTAGCTACTTCTTCCTTAGATTCTTTAATCAAATCAAATAGCTGTTTCTCGCTAGCTATCTTAGTGACTTGCAGAGATGGACCTTTGCCACTAACTACTTTGAGATTAAATACTTTATCCTTTAGTGCTCTCTCAAGTACGGGTATATCATGCTTATCAAGCATTGCCCCGGCAGGTACTTCTTTAAGAACCTTGTCTGCCCAAACATATCTAGCCTGGGCAGCTATATGCGGATTCTTACCAGCTAATTTTAAGGCAGACCACATATCAGTACCATCGAGAGCATTAGAAAACTTTTGCTTTCGTGCGTAGTTAAGAATATCATCTGCAGACTTGAATACATCTCCAATAGTTAATACCTTGGGAGCATCTGTTAGTATAGCACCTGCATTCTCTCCGTTAGTCTTAACAAATCTTACAGCTAAATTCTTATTCGCAGTCTCACCTTTAGCTAACTGAGCATTTACCTTAGCTTCTAGCGCAGTTATTTCTGAGGGCCTCGTAATAGCTATGGCTCCATCAAAGTTCTCATAGTATCTTTGTGCAAAGCCGGGCGCGTATCTTCCATCTTTAAGTACGGGAGTTGAGATAGACGCTACAAAATTACCAAACTCTTTATCGGTGGACAGCTCAATAATAGCTGCACGAGTATCCTGAAAGTTAGATGTGATCTTGCCAACATACAGTTCGTTAGTTACTGCGTAATTGTTAACTACTGTTGTACCATCAGCACTCATAATGGACTTAGGAACAGCAGCAGCTTCACTATCCCAAGTGTAGTTAATGATTCTTTCGGCGGGCGAAGTTGCACTAGCTAAAGAAGGTCTACTAACAAAAGGTAAGCGAGCATTATCTTCTACACCAACAGCTTTCTTTAGTGTACCATAAAGCTTAGCCCCAGTAAATGCACCTGCAATAGCTCCTCCAATAGCTCCGCCTAATGCTATGTTAGTAACTATATCTCCCACATCCTGCTCTTCAAGTATGGGAGACTTAAACATAGTTACCTGAACTACAGTTTCAAAAGCAGCAGCTTCTAATACGTTTTGTCTAAAGCCTCCCTCAAGAGCTTTTACAGTATTAGCATTAAGCAGTTTGAGAGTAGTGGTAGATGAGTTAATTGCAGCGGCTGCCTCATCCACAAGCATAGCATTTTTAGGCACAAGTAGTCCAGTAGCTTTGGCTAAGTTACCGCCTATCTTGCCAGTATCAATTGCTACCTCTAAAGCTTTCTGGCCGGCATTGAATAACTTAATTCCACCTATGCCCGGAATTAGTGCAGTAGCGATGAAACCGCCTAGATCAACCGCTTGTCTATTATCTCGGTAATACTTTCCAAGATCTGAATCCATATCTGAGATCCACTCTTGAGTATTACGCTCCTCGGTATCTAAGCCAATCCAGTTGCCTATAGTAGCGCCTGTATTATAAAAGCTGTTAACACCAGAAAGAAAAGAGGTGGCAGCATAATCACCTATGTTACCAAGTTTTTGCGCCCAAGCTTCAGGATCAGCCCAAGAAAATGAGCCGTTACCTATGTTGTGGTTATCCGCAGCAATTAAGTATGCAGGGTAAAGTTGTTCTTCTGCCATTAGTTATCTCCAGCAACGTAAGGGGCTGCATTATCTCTAAGATTTCTTCTGGGTAGGAATGGGTTGTTAGGGGAGCCCGCCAATCTTTGGTTCATAGCTCGACCTAGCTGAGTAAAGTCTGTAAGATCTACTCTTTTACCATCAAGTTTGATTGTGTAATTTCTACCGCCATTGGGTGCTACAATACCAAAACCTATAAATCCTTTAGCCGCCTGATTCATAGCATTAGCTCTTTGGTAGATAGAAGTTAATCCAGCTACTGCTTCGGCCATACTGACATCTTGTCTTTTAACTGCTTCTATAGCTAGTGATATAACAGCATTAGGATCAGATAAAGGAATTCTGGATTCAATAGCAGGATTCAGAACTAGTTTAGTAAATGTTTGATTCTGTATTACAGGCAGATTTTTAATATACGGAGTTAGATCGACTACATCATAAGGATTACCTGTACCTGGCTTAATAGTTTTATATAACTCATCGAATTTTGCCTTAACATTCCTATTGTATAATTTCAGATCAAACTTACCTGTCTTAGGATCAACAGCAGTAACAGGTAGATTTTCTTGAACTTCTTGAACTATATCTAATACTTGCTTTTGTGCAGCAGTTACTCTACCGCGTAGCTGAACTATATTTTCTAGAGCTTCAGCAGGTGTGGTACCTATGATACCTTCACCAGGATTAACTCTTTCACTCATGCCTATATTGTAAAGTCGAGTAAGCTCTTGCACTCCGCCAGTTTTTAATAGCTTAACTGTTGATCTTGCACCAGCGCCTGACATTTCTGGGCGGCCTAACTTTCTGTTAGCTAGGTTCAGTGTCTCAATTAGGTATTCATCTTCCTGGTCAGCCGTAAATTTTAATTCTTTACGCAGTCTAGCTTCTTCCTGTTGCCAAGAGAACTGTTCACGAGCGCGAGCTTCTTGTTTTAAGTTTAGGTTATAATTCTGCTCAGCCATCGTTGAGTTACGTAGTGTATGCATGGCATTAAGATTAGCGCCAGACATCTGCGCAATAGCAGTTAGCGAAGTAACATTATGCGCAATACCCTCTTGCTCAGCTTGAATGGCGCTAAGTTCAGAACGAGTAGCTGCTACCGTAGCAGTGGATTTTATAACCGCAGCATTAACACTTTCTTCAATAGCTAAGTTAGTTTGAGTAGTGCTCTGAATTAGATTGTTTAACTTACCTGCTTGATCACTAGCAGCCTGCATTGCAGCAGTATTAAGTGTCAGATTTTCCTCCGTATCGCTAAGGAAATTAGCCTGCACCCAGGCAACTGGGTCTTCAAAGATAGAAGTATTACGTTCTTTACGTAATTTGTTTATGCCATCAGTAACTTTCTGGCCTTCTATTTGAGTAGTTCTAATTAAATCAAGGATGCTACTAGAAGCTCCGCTAGGATCATGTCCTGCGGCCAGTGCTGCTTTTACATTAGCTTGCTCAGTTCGCTGCTTAGCTAGTAATTTCTCAGTAGCTATAGTAGCTTCAGCCTGAGCAGATTGTCTTAACTTAGCAGCAGCTTCTCTAGATAAAGCAGCGGCGGCTTCAGCTCCTGCACTTGCAGCTTCTCCGGCTTTTTTATTAGCCTGCAGAAATCCATCAGTTTCAGTGCCTATCAGATCAAGAAGTTCTTGCGAAGTCGCCATGCTTGTTCCTTAGAAAGGTGCCGATCATGAAGCAGATAGGTTGGCCAATATAAATCGTGGCCGCACCCAGTAATGAGAACTTCTTATTTACAATCATCTCATACCTAGCAACAGCTACAGGTGCAAGAATTTTAGATAGCCGTTCAGATTTTTGCATTAGTGGAACTACTTTATCTGCCCATACCCTGTAACCAATAATTACTTCAGGTGGTAAAGATAGAAAGTGTTCATGCCCGGCACTATATAATTCTTCTGAAAGCTTACCTTGCTTCATTAGCTCAGTGCAGATTACTGTTTTGGCGCCACCAGAAGATTTCTTAGATACTTTCTTAGTCTTTTCTAGTGTAGGCGCAGTTAGTTTAGCCAACTCTCCACTCATCTTAATTACTAAGTCCTGAGCTAGTTGAGCCTTGACACTGGAACCATAACCACCGGACATATTCTCTCCGGTAGCTAATCCAGCTAACCCTTGATCACTAGATAGTATATCGTACACAATTTTATTAAACCCTTCTTGGTCTAATTGTAGTTGTGTAGATTTACTACCAGTTTCTGAAGCTCTTGCAGTGCTTGCTTCACCAATTATAGCCATGTCAATTCTCCTGATTAGGGGATGTTCTTACTGTAACGAATAGAGTGTAAAACACACGAGGGGATTCTTATGCACCTATAGCAAACCAATAGTAATCATGAGAACCTCCACCTGTGTGTTTTACTGTAAAGCCTGTTAAGGTAGCGGCAGTAATATAAGAGTTAGGTGCATTACTATTTATAGACTGAACCGCCACAAATAAAGGTTGCGATGGAAATGCAGCATTAAATGGAATAACATCTCCATCACTAGCCCCAGTAACTAGCCCGCCCTGAATAAGTAAGCCACCTATAGTTTGGTACCAAGCTGTCTCACTCAAGAATTGCGTAATACCTAAGGTTTCTGCTAGGTCCTTTAGATTTACACCGGTAAATGGAAGTACTGCATTAGTATTACTCACTATCTACCTCCAGCAATTGTAAAATCTAGCTGCAAGGTGTTAATATCAAAAGCACCCTTTAGTAAGATAGAGTGGTTCTTAGCGGTATTGTGCACGGGCGCAGTTATTAGTTCATCAGAAAAGGTACAAGTTAATTCTATAGGAGATAAGAAATTCTTGCCATCTAATGAAGGATATAGATACATAGAGAAGTTAGGTGTAACTAAGCTGGCATCCTGACTTGACTCTACTTCTACACCCTCTAGTTTTATATTTCTAGATCTAACAACTTGGAACTTACCTAGCAATAATACACCCTGGAATGTAGCTAATGAATCATATATATCAAAAGATAACTTAGCAGGTTTGCCTGTACTATTATTGGGTATAAAAACTATATATCTATCTGAGGCACATATAGAGTGATAATCATAGCTTAGCTTACCATATCTCTGCAGCAGTGTATCATAAACAAAATCACCTATGATTATATATCTATCCAGTAGGAAGTGCACAGCATATAAAGGTAAATTAGTTTTACCAAACGCATTTGTTGCATAATCAAAAGTATCTCTATAGGTTTTTCTTTCCAGATAAGTAGTGACCTCCGGAGCAACTAACTCGGCGCGGCCTTCTTTTAATATCTGTACCTTGTTAGAATTATCCAAACCGTAGTGAACTAGGGATTGGTTATTACCGCTTACTTGTTTAACTGTAGTGTATCCGCCAGCATCAGCTATTGGAGTAAATTTGAATGGATATCTAGCATTACCAGTGTATCTAGCAAATACAGCATTACGATCTGAATAGATAATAAATCCGTCAGGATGTGTAAGTATAAACCTAGCCTGACCTTGTAAATCTGAGGGTATTTCAGATCCTGCACCCGTAACTAATGAGGGTACAAAATCAGTTGGCGTAGTTGTAGATGACCAGTGTACTACATTGTTATCATCTATAGCTATTAGGTAATTATATGAACTACATATAGCTTTAATAGTGGCTATAGTTATTCCAGTAATTACAGTGAGTAGACTTAGAAATGTAACCTGATAGGTATTAGGATCTATAGTAAAACTAAATATAGTACTGCCATCACACCAGTAATTAACTCCACGAACTGTAGCAATGGTAGAATCCTCTAAACCTTTTACAGGTCTAACGGTTGTTGCCTGATATTGCCAAGAAGTACTAAAAGTAATAGGAATAGATACTACGTCATGATAACTAAGAGTGCCTTGCCGCTGCACTAAAATTGCAGGTAAGCTACGACCAGGAACATCTACTACAAAACTCTGTACCAGTGCTAGTGTACCTGTACCACTTTGTCTAGGTGGCATAGGTTTAGTATCTGAATTATATCCTATACTCTGATATCCATTTACTGTAGGAATTACATCCTGTAAATAAATAGCCTGAGGAATACCTGCATCTTTTTGAGTACCCTGAGGATCTACGCGCTTATCGTAATTCTGATCGCCTTGCTGAGATATAACTGTACGACCAGCATCCGCTAGTGTCATAGGAAACACTGCGGAAGATAAGTTAGCTCTGAATACTTCGCCCATTATTTAAGCTCCATTCCATAAACTTTTCAGGGAATCCCAGATAAGCTTAAATAGTTCTGCATAATCTGCAGTAGTTAATTCATGTGGAGTGTGCATATATAGCATCCATGATCCTTAGGATAGCAGAGAACGCATCCTTAGAAGCTTTAGCGTGTTCAGTTGCTTCTCTTAAATGCTGCCAGCTTTGTATAGCTTCTTTTCTATCCGCCCAAGCTAGGTGTTCACAAGGTAGTCTATTAACTAAGCGCTTTCTTATAACTGCGCCGCCCATTAAATGTGCGCCAGTAAATACGTAGAATGCACCTTGATAGCTAGTTAGACTATTAGCATAACTTATAGCGGGTAGATTCTCTCTAGGTTCAAAAGGTTTACATGCCTCTAAATCAGAAAGAATCTGCGACACTCTACCACAAGCAGCAGGAAGTAAAGGGTCTATTTTTCTATGGACAATAAGTAAAGCACCAAGCCAATCTGCCCAATCTTGTTTGCTTATAGTTCCATTAGCCATAGCTGCGCCAATAGGATGCTGCTCAGCAGAATGATGCAGCGGCCTGGTGATTTCTCTTAAGTTCATTAGCCCCTGCTACTTTTTTCTGCTGTAACTTTAGCGTCTAGATCGTTTAACTCTGTAAGAGCAAGTGCTTCAACTAGATCAACATAGGTAGCAGCTCTAGGTTGAAGTAAGGTTTCTGAGGTTACTACTCCATCAGTAGTTACTCTCCTAGTAAATCTGATATGCATACCTATAGGAGTAGCTTCTCCTGGGGCAACTTCCGCATCTTTATCTAGCCTAGCTAGGAATTCGTAAAAATGTAGGGTAACAGTGGTGGCCATAATACATTCTCCTTAAGTAGATACAGCGGCGCCAAGAGCTATCCGCAACCAATTTGTTCCATTACTAACTGCAAGACATGGAGATCCAGTATCCCCATCAGCTACATGAATTAAACAAGCATCATACACAGCAACATCAGGTAGTGTGCCTACAGTGTATGGATCAGGCTTAAAAATACCAGTAGGTACAGCAGGACCAACATCACCACGAAAGATAATACCATTGTTAGTAACGGCATTTGCAGGGGTATTAGTGCCTCCAAGAACTCCGTTACCTATGTCAGCAAAACTACCATTTGTTACTACAATATCATTTACGCTATCTATACCAACACTTTTTCTAAAGTTTGATGAGAATCCTGGTATGAGAGATGTACTATTAGTGACAGATATTTGAGAATTAGCAGCTACGTTTATTCCAGTAGTACCTGCACCTGTAGCATCACATGCCCAAAGTTTTGCCCTACTACCATTTTGTATTGTTAGGCCTACTTCAAAGCAGTTTGAGAAGTTACCTCCCAGTGCTGAAATGCGAGAATTGTTACCTACAGTAGCACCTTTATTCCAACCTTCTGCACCTGGAAGACGATAAACAGCAGAAACTTCATAAGTCCCCATACTGATTTGGCTACCATCTCGCACAGAAAAGCATGTTGATTTAGGTGTGTATGCACCAATCCCTGCAATTAGGCCTGGGTCTTGAGGAATAGTACCAACACCTAAAGTAAAAGTAATACCAGTGATGTTGGGTAGTGCCGTACCTAGAGAAAAGAATAGTGCATGCTCTCTATCAATGTAGTAAGTAGCTATCTCTAGTGCAGTTGGATCAACTTCTACAGTTGCATCATCTGCATAAATATATACCCAACTCATATCTTGGTTGATAAAACTAAGCTGTTCTGCTAGGACAGTACCGCTAAGTATACGAACTACAACTGTGGCAGTTCCAGCAGTGGGCCAATCTGCTCGGTAGTAAGGTTGAAATACTGACAAATATTCAAATACTGCGTTTAGGTTGGGGAAGTCTCCACCAGAACCTACAGTAAATTCTATGGAAGATGTAAGTGCAGTGATTGGTGGAGCATCAGGATCAAATGTATATATTTGAATCCAAGCTGTACCATTACTGACATACATGTTATTGTCAGTACCTATGACACTAAAACCTTTATGCCTTACTGGATCATAGGGAATAGGTAAAGATACACGTTTACCGTGACCCAGAGCCTGCCTACTCATAGCTGTTTTAGATAACATCATCTTCCTCCGCTTGGCCTACGGTATAACTAATAGTAGCATCTACAGCACTATTAGCTGAAGCTAGCACTTGTAGCACATCATCAGTCTGTAGGAACTGTCCATTAAGTGGGAAAATGACTACATCATAGGGTTCAACTACTAAGGCATTAGCTAAAATAAATGAGCCACCTCCGGCCCGAGTAATCCTAACTGAGACAGTTCTACTCACTGAATCCTTATTGGTAAGTAACAAGGGGGAGCTAACTTCTGCTACACCTGGCGCAGTTCTAGTTTCAGTTGGATCAGTACTACCGGCTACTGGAATAAGATAATCAGGAACTGCTATGATTGTCTGGTATGCAGTAGTAAGTTCAAGAGATACACCTACAGGTTTAGCTGTCGGCGCTTGTGAAGTAGTTACAGTAGTCATTAGAAGAATCCTCTGGAGTTAGATATACGTCTTGCAATTTGCCTAACACTAGCAGTAAAAGGTCTACCTTCTAGTTTGCCAGTTAGTCCGTTAATTCGCGTGCCGCCAGCAAAGTATTGATTGTTCTTTTCATCAGCACCTGACCATCTTACTCTACCTCCAGTATCTTGTAGGACTGTGAAGGTAACATCTCTGTTAGTTCCCGGTCTACGGAAGTTAGTAGGTAAGGCATTTACGTTAACTCCGGCACCTGCATTGTTAAACTGATGACCTAAGCTTTCAATAAGTGATCCAAACTGGGCAATGTTAGGTGTATCTACCATCTCAGTTACTAGATCAATTAACCCACTAATAGCAGTTCTTTGTGCAGTATCAGTAACATATGTTTCTATGGCAGTGTGTAGGTAGCCAAAAGAAGCTAAGAACGCAGTCTTGTATGACACATTAAATACTGGAGTAGCATCATATGTGTATAGTCCCATACCAAATGCTTGAGTAGAAGTTTGTGTTCCACTAAACATATCGAAAGCTATAGCTTGAATAAGGTTAGCTGCATCTCTGCGTGTAAATGTTTCAGCTTCGGCCGGCCATCCAGCAGTTTAACCATTAGATACTAGATCTGACCAAACAGTATCTACAATATCTGCACTATTATCTTCTAATAATGTACCCGCAGCTCCAGACTCTAGTAATGATTCAGTAGAAACTGAAGGTATAACTACATCCATGCTACCCTTAGCATACATAGAGTAGTCACCGAACTGAGTTCCACTATTGTTTAGCGTGATCTGCCCACCATTTAGTGCATAGAATCCGTAACGCTGAAAGATTGATATAGAGGATATACCGTTAATGCCCGCGCCATTCTTTGCTACATAGCCCATTCCATTAGGTGAGCGGGGAGTTGCACCGAAAGCTAGCATGTAAGGAAAGATGCTATTAGGATCTAATACACTTCTATCTGCTAGAAGTACACCACCACCTACACCAACTGAAGGATTAGCATCAGCTACATCATTAGCAGGAGCTATCTGAGTAGCAGGATAGTTGCTAATTTGTGATATATCTCTGATATAAGGAGAACGTATGATTAAAGCATCTGGGCGAAAAGCTACTGCAAAGCCCCCAGTTGGGTCATCAAAGTCATCTATCTGCATTCCACTAAAGGAAAACCCCTGAATATAACAACCACTCCCTACTAGGAACATGTTCTTTTGTTCATCTCCGCTAGTAGGAACTACCTTAGTAAGGAACTGACCAAGTGCACCTACTATAGCACAATTGTCTGGTACAGATATCTCCGCTGCTTCTTCATATTCGCCGGGATAAACACTAATAGCACAAGGAGTACCTAAAGCTATTGCAGCATCTACAGCAGCATTAATAGTTAGAAGTGGATTATCTAAAGATAGGCCTGAGTTAGAATCAGAACCTCCTTTAGTTACATAGAATATTCCAGCAGCAGGTACAGATACGCTACTAGTAATTGTTCCAGCATCATACCATGCACCATCAAACCAGATGTATACACGAATAGTATCATCAACTAATAGACCCCAAGCTTCTCCATCACTTGCACTAACTGGACGATCAGCAATATCAGTACTAGCACCTATTAGATCAAAACCTAGATAGTTACCTGGGTCACCTTTTGCACCTGTGTCTCCTTTATTTCCTTTAGGCCCAGTAGGTCCTCTAGGGCCAGGAATTGGTGCAAGTGCAATAGGATTACCTAGCGCATCAAAAGCTAATGTTTTAAGTGCGCGCTCAGCTAATGCAGGTACATCAGTTACTTGCTCACCAATAGGTACTCTAAGTATTCTGTCTAATACAGATATAGGAGAACCTGGAAACCATATAGATGCAGTCATAATTTAGTATCCCACAGCTTGAATGTTACTCATGGAGATCATAGCAGCCTCTTCTCTTGCTAGTTGAGTGAAGGCATTGAATTGATCAGTATCCCCAATTATCTTGAAGACTTTACTGGCAGCTTCAAATACGATAGCATATGGATGATCTAATGCAATCCATGAATCATAGTCAGCTTCAGTGATATCTGGGTATATGTAGCAACCTAGAAGCGCATACTGTAAAAGGTCCGAAGACCTTATTTGCACTATTTGGCCTGCTACATAACATACGTTATTTCTATTGAGCTTATAATCGTCCTCAACCATCTCTGGAATTGAGAGGACAGTTAGAAACTCTCCATCTTGGTGAGCCGATACGTCTGTTTTACGCAGATACTTTAGTGCACGCCAACGAGGAACTACTGTTCTATACTCTAGTTGTTGAAGATAGCCAGGATCTGGAAAGGTTATTCCAGTCTCAAATATATCTTTATAGAAATAATCTAGCGTGTGTAACTTAAGCGTGGCTGACCGAATTGCAGTTAAGGTTTCATTAACCAGATCCGGCCTATTAGTTAGCGTGTAAACCTCTTGCCGCAATTCAGTCAGTGTCATTACTTAGCTCCAGAAGCCTGAATTTTAGCTAAAGCAACTAGCTTAGCAGCATTTTGAGTAGCATCTCCGCCAGCAGCAACACTAGCTACATCTCTAGTATTTTCTGCCCTAAAAGCGCCTTGATCAGATTTACCCATATCATTTTCAGGGTTAGTGCTATGAGCTAAAGAAGCCATGTGCTCTGCAATAATCTTGGTGCGCATAGCCTTCATTGGATCTTCCATTTCCTCAGTCATGTATGGCTTATTAGGATCAATGAAGAATGAAGGATGACCTGCTTTAATCTCAGCAGTAAGTTCTTCAATTTCTTCTTCTTTGCTAGTAGCAAACATACCAAATCTAAAAGAAGCTACGCCACCTTTTTTGAAGGCATAGTTAATTGACTTGGAGTGACTGAAGAATAGATGCTTTTTAGATTGGGTATCGGACATAATGAGTTCTCCTGAGAGGGGTTAGAGTAAGGTTTTTGAATAGAACCCTACAAGAAACTATTCCCTCAGGAGGATTAGCCAGCGGCTGCCGCAGTTAGGTTAGTAATCAGCGCATTAGCAGGCGGGTTCTTAACAACACAAGTTACCTCAGTTGTCAGAGAACCACCGACAGCATCAATGCCATTACCATCCAGGATGTCTTCTTTCTTAGTTCTGCGGCCACCTAGATAGGCAGCTTTGAAGGTAGAAAGATCAACTGCAAAAGCATACTTGCTCCAGTCAGCATTGCTGTTGAACAGAGGATGTTCAATCATACGGAAAGTACCGCGTGCAATGTTGAATTGACCAAACTGTAGGCCATAAGAAGTAGCACCATTCTGAATATAGTACGTACTATTCAGGCGACCAATGTTATTGATAACCTTTCTAGCAGTACCACCTACGAATAGCACACGCTCATTACCTACCTTAGGATCAGTAGCTTGGTTAAATACCGGATCTAGCAGAGTCTCTAGTTGGGTAAAGTTAGTCGTACCACCGGCAGCATTAATGTTAACTGCAGCATAGCTGGGAGGATAGTAGGCTAGATTACCTACAATAGATCTCAGACCATCCATAGTACGGAACGGTTGGCCGTTTCTAGTACCTTGACTCTTAGTGCCGAAGAATAAAGCCTTCTCAATATCAGCAGCGTGGAACGCAGAACATTCCATACGGCTTTCTGCAACAGTACTTTCACCAGCAATAACTTGCGTGGCCTGCGCAGAACCTGAAACTCCCCAAGAGTTGCGGAAGATTTGAGTTAGGTTAGTAATCCGGACAGTGTTAATTCCCAGAGCATTAGGACGCAGCGAAGATTCTTCAAAAGCAGAACCCGTCTGGTACATGTTAACACCATCTGCAATAGCGGCAGGAGTGCTACCAATACCACGAGTTACGTTAACTTGAGTGCCAGACAGAACACTGTTTAGAAGAACTACTTCACCAGTACTTTCAGCTCTAAACAGCATACCAGGAACTAGGTTCTCAGTAGTGGTTAAATTGAAAATGTTAGTTACACCATCTGCAATAGCTCCACTAAGAGTCATTAGTGGGAATAACATAGTCTTGGTAAAGAAGCCGTGCTCTACTTGAACAGCAGTTTCTACTCCCAGGAAAGATGTCATACCAAAAAGCGGTGCCTGACCTTGCGGCATTAGGCGAGTAATCATTCTTGCAAATGACTTAGCTTCTAGGTCTTGCGTAAACGCGCCCGTATTAAAAATACCAGTAGTCATTTTAGTTCCTTAAATTAACCAACAAACCAGTCGACAGTAGTTTCAGAGGTCTTAACTACGGTGATGACAGATGAACTAGAAGCAGCAGTAGTTGTTCTACCCCGCAGAGTTACGCCAACTCCAGCTACCCAGGTAAGTGCAAATGCATCTTGGATAACCACTCGGAAACTAAAACTATCTCCGATATCCATATCTGGTGCGGCTGCAAGAATAAGTACGGCAGTCGGCGTAGTTGCGTTACGTCCAGCACTTAAAGCACTGTAGTAAAGAATACCCGAAGCCATATCTGCAACAGTGAGAGTATGGTTGACGTTAATAACAGTTTCAGTAATTGCGCAGTTTTCGACCATACCATCACCAGCACGAAGCTTAGATGGCATAGAAGAATTTGCTTCTATGAGAGAACGCTTAAATAGCATGATAGCCCTTTGTTAAGTTTGAACCCAGTCATCCCAATCATCCGTCTGTGTATCCGACTCAGTTGTCTTAGATTTTTTAGACGGTGATAACTTACTTGCTGCTCCGGTAAAGTATTCCTTAGCCATTTGCTGAAGTTCATCGGCTGAAGCGTTTGGATACTTATCGGCTAGTTGTGATTGAATCATTCTTACTACAGGGGCTACCGCTGGATCGTTAAATCCTGGGTTATCTTTGAGAAGGGTCTCATTAACTGATTGCCTTTTAACTAAGCCTGGAACTTGTGAAGCAAAATCCGCCTTAGCTTTCTCAAAATACTTCTCAATCATTTTGTTAGTTACAAGCATTGATTGAGCGTAAGTTCCTTGATTAGCTTTATTCATTACAAGCATCAAGGTCTTTACTGCATCCTCTCCACCAGCCGCAATCTTTTGCATATCTTCAGGAGTCACATGCTTGGTAAAGTCTACCTTACTTGCAGCTTCCATCATTTGCTGAGGAGTAATTCCATCAGAATCTTGGATGTCGCCTTTTGATTCAGTGGTGTTAGGTTCCCATAATTTGGAGAACTTGTCCTCAGGGGATTCTTTATTAGAGCCCTCAGGCACAGTGCCATTACCCGCAGTTTTCGGAGATACTTCAGTACTTTGCGGAGGCGAATTTTGTGCAGGATTATTTGATATAGTCTGCTGTGTAGACTGCGATTCCTGAGCAGGGTTACCAAAAATCTTCTGAATAGCATTCATTACTTGACCGGCCATGATTATTTCTCCTGAGAGTTAAAAAGAATTAGAGTCATTAGAAGTTATTTCAGCATTACCTGACATAGCTTCTACATCTTGGGACATGGTTAGAAGGTATTTTAGTATACCAATCTGACCTTGAAGTTCTGCTTCTGTTTGAAGAAACTTCATTGGTTCATTAGGATCATAGGTAAGTGCTAGCTTTTCTTCAGCTAGTACAGCTATACGATTCTGGATTAATTGCTTCTGAGTAAGTGAAAAAACACTACCCTGTGCTTCTTCCTCAGGAGTAAGTATCCAGGATACAAAGGATGTTTGTGTATTGAGTATTGCCATTATTGAGTTTGTGAAGTTTGTAATCCGGATTGGTTAGAAGGATCTGCTTGGTTAGGATCATAGCCAAACTGTTCTGGAGTTGGTTGTGGTACGTTAAATGGCGCTCCTTTTTGGATTGCAAGTTGTGCTAGTTGAGACCAGTTATTTGCTGCTTGCTCATATGCTATCTGAGGTTGTGACTTTTCAAATGGGCTGAAGTCTACGTTCTGAGTCTTTAGCAGATAGGAAAACATGGGAGCAATGTTATATCCTTGCGCCAAAGCCTGAGATCCTCCGATAACTTGCATAGCCATCTGCTGTACATCAGATGCGATAACCTTTTCTTTAGGTACTAGACCATCAGTTACTTTGAAATTAAGTACAGCTTTTCTAAGTGCTAAGGGATCTACCTGTATATCCTTACCCTGCGAGGGTGAATATATAGTACCCTGTGTTTGGTACTGAAGCATGTTTATCTTCAGAACTTCTTTAACAGGAGTGAATACTTGAGATTCGTACAGTAGCGCGGTTAGCTGATCATTAGATGTAGCATTAGCCATAGTGGATTCCCACTGGCCATCTGTTTTATTGCCTTTAACAAACTGACCTTGGCGCGCCTGATTCTGTCCGTTAAGTACATTACCAAACTGAACAATAGCTTGAATCTCTTGGAAGGCTATGCCAGCTTGATCATCCCTGAATGGGAAAGCATACACAGATTCACTAACAGGTTTACCGTAAGCTGAAGGCCTAACTGGAATCTTAGCTGAAGGGTTAGCAGAATTTATTTGTGCTTCAGAAACTCGTGAAGGATCATACAATACCCTATCAGTGATAGCTCTGCGCCGTGAAGCTATTACCGAATTCATTAAGGCTGAGGAAACTTGCTGAAAAGGCTCTGCGTCCTGTGCTAAAGATTTCGTCTGGTAACTTAACCCATCCTCCGCAGGGCACCCAAAAAATACAGGTATCTTTTCGTGGGCATTTGTCTGACGCTCTGCATAAATTATCACAGAATGATTGATAATGATAAGTTTCCATACTTGTGGAGTATTCTGTGCAGGAACTCTAATTGATAGATCACTAGGGATTAGACGTACATATTCTACAGATACTTCGTAAAGTCCTCTGTAGTTAATTTCTTGCGCGCCTTTTCTAGAAGAGAAATCTCCTTGACCAATCCAAGACATCCAATCAATGGAATCAGCAGTAATTGGGTCAAGGAAGGCGTCAGGATTTAATGATGGAAGATAGTAAGAAGAACCATAGGCACCTTGGGAAGATCCACCAGAAGTAGCCATATTCAGCAATGAAGGAGATTCAAATGCTAGAACTACGTTCTCTATAATCTTAGTATCTAGAGCTGCAATGTAATTCTTTAGTGCAGTTCTAGACATGAGCATAGTATGCCCACAGAACTCGCCTTCAGTAGGAATTAGATATGGATCGCAGCGAGAATCAAAATAAGTATTATATGGATCCCAGCGCTTTAGTTTATTACCTTGCCAGATAATCTGCTTGGGCTTACCCTCAATACCGGTTTTATAAGAGATATCTGTTTCAATCTGCGCAACAGCTATTCTTTCCCAAGATACTTCTAAAGCTGACAGATTGTACTTAAATCCGTCCTGAAAGAATAACATTAGTTCGCGCGCCCAACCTCCGCGAATACTGTTTTCTTCAATAACTGCCTGCATCTGCATAGCAGCATCTTGATAAATAGGATCAGCCACCACACCAAATAGCGGATAGTCAGTAAGGAATACTGAAGATTGGTAACCTACCGCCGCCTTAACTTGAGGCTTAATGATTGGGATAGTTACGTTCTGATATTTATTAGCATCACCATAACGATTAGCTATCTTAGCCCGCTGGTTCTCCGTAGTTTGATCTTGCTCACGAAGGTAAGCTAAATCAATCTTACGCATCTGATCTTTAATTCTCCACTGCTTCTCTACTAGAGTTGATACAGTGCGATGATATTGTATAAGACCTTCTTGGGACTTCTTAGTTAGTGGGAATGATTGGGTGGCTGCCATTGGTTGCTTTCAGTTATTTACCAAACTCTGGGTTGCTTGCCATATAATCAAGTATGGCACGGACTTTAGGATCATCAGTTACCTTGGGTACTGCTTTGGGGTCCATGATTAGTTTATCTAGAGGTACATCATAGTAAGATGTAGGTAGCCTATAACGTAAACCAGGATTTGATCTAAGTGTTTCAACTGCCCTAGCTTCAACCTCACCAGCTATTCTTTTGTAGTTCTTAAAGGCGTCAGTGCGGGCACGTTCTAATATCTGCCGATTATCTAAAGTCATTTTAACAGCTGAATCAGATCCGCCTATAGGTTTTTGTGTTCTTTGCACTTGTCTATCAAATATATTAGCTAGCCTTTTTCTAGCATCATTAAAAGCATCTACATCATTAATAAACATATCCATGTTACCGCCCTGGGGCATACTAAAGTAGTCCTGCACAGCATGTTGAGTTTCATGCAGAACTGTGCTAAGCATTTTTTCTTCAGTATTATCTGCTCCTATATACATTCTTTTACCTGTAGGGCTATAGGCGCCACCGCCAAAGTTCAATTTACCGCTAACTCTAAGATCTTTTAGATCTGGTATAGCAGAAAATAATTCTGGATGGTCTAGAATATCAGGTAGTTTTAGTTTAGACGCAAGTAAATCTGGGCCATAAACTAAACCAGTGTCTGCACGTGGACCTTCAAAGCCGCCTACGATAAGTTTAGCCCGGCTGTCAGATATTACTGATCTTAATTCATCAGTGCCAGGAGCAGTAAATATCTCAAGATCATCAAATATCTTTTGGGGATTTACGCCCTTCTTAATTGCTTTTTCGGCTCCGCGAATTGCACCTAAAGTTTTAGTTAAGAAAGCAGGAACAAACATAGCAGGATTAACTATCCCACCCAGTATCTCGTCTATAGATCCTGCACTGCCTATGCCAGTTAGCTTTTCAAATAACTGAGATGATCTATCTTTCTCTCCGAAAGTTTTGGTATCACCAGCTAGCTTATCTCCTAAGTCCATTAAAAACCCAGGAAGGTCGGTAGTTACAACTTTAGCTGCACCCACAAGAAATTCTTTAGTTGCTTCCCTACTCTCTTTTTGGCTCTTATCCGTCATGGCTGCCACTTCTTCGTAGGTAAGTTTAGCCATTAGTTTTATTCCTGTCTCGTTCTTTAATGTACCATTCTCTAAGAAGTTTAGCTATCTGAACAATACCATAGATTATACCTATAAGACCAGAACCTATAGCCATCCACAAACTTATATCTTGTAGCGTCCAAGAACCTAAGATGCCTAGACTTATGATTGTAACTTTCTGCATGATATCGTGATTTTCGTTTGTCATATTAGAAAGGTGATGTATCCGCTTCAGTTAATATTTCCATACCGTCTATTTCTTGTTGCTCCAGGATTAATTGAGATATTAGGAACTGTCCATACATCTCAATAACTTTCGGGGCATAGGTTAATAAGTCCAGTATGCCGTCTACGTTATTTGTTTTTAGGTAATTAAAGGAGGTAACTTGTGATATCACTTGAGCATATACTTGCTTAGATAAATATTGTTCTTTAGCTAAGAGGCCTTTGAACATACTAAGAATTCTACTATTCTTACTCATGTGGCCGCTGTATACATCTACACAGTTAATTCCTATAATACCTCTCTGATTGCAGATGTAGTTAAACCAGTATAAGTGGGAGTACTGGTATGCATTACTCTCTACAGCTACCAAAGAGCAGTTGTATTTGAAACACAGTTTAAGGGATTCATCTATAGAATCACCTGGGGATAGTCTGCCTTCAACAATTTCTCTAGAAACAGGTACACCATCCCATACTTCAAAGTAGCCAATAGATACGCTATCGGCATTAGCTTTATCTGTGGCAGGGTCTATTACTATAAAGTTACCTTGATGCTGCCCAAATTGAAATTCAGGTTCATATGGGCAATCAGGTATCTTAGATATATCAATTGAGCTATTAACTGAAGCATTCTCATCATTAAGTACCTCAGCATAAAAGATTTCGGGCTTACCCATAGATAAGTCATTCTCGAATTCTTTTAATAACTGCTCAATAGGTTGTAGTTCTTCCCACAGTGAAGTTCCATCGCTAAGAATTCCACCGGCAATGAACTTAACCCATGTAGGATTATGTTTTAATTTACGAAGCAGTGAATGCTTAGTTGGGTACATGTTAGCAATGAATATAAATAAGCAGCCTTCCGGAGACTTAGCTTTCATTGCAGTACCAATCATCCAAGTCTCTAGATTATTAGAAACTACTTCAGAATCAGCTGCATCTCTGGTTTGAATATCATCAAATACCATAATATCCGGGCGCACATTCTCTAATGTTATGCCGCGAATGTCTGAACCTGCGCCAGCTCCCATTAGAATTATGTTTCTTCCACGGAACCCGAACTTCTTTAGATCCTGCCTGTCTGTTTCAGCACCTAATTGCCAGTTACCAAATACTCTTTTAATATTCTGCTCATTGAGCATACCAACAATATCGGATATGATATTATTAGCCTTAGTTTGAGTACCACAAATTATAAGAATGAACTGTTTCTTAGTGAATAATATGCAGTAAAGAATGAAAATCTTTATAAGCATGGTTTTTCCAAACCCGCGTGGAAGTCCAATCGCAAGTTGGGAAAAATCACGTACTTTACCAGCGTAGGATACAAGCCAAACCCATATTTGTTTGAATACTGTAGGGAATAAGTACTTAAAAACTGTAGGCATGGCAAGAGCTGCCAGGAAATCAAGAGATGTTTTAGCATGCTCTTGAATCTCGGCAGTCTTGAATGCAGCTTCCTTAAATGATGGCTCTTCTGGTTCAGGAATTGATGACGTATCTAGACCAAGTTGGTCAGATAATGGTATACCTGAAGATATTTGGGCGGCCATTATTTAGTAGACATTCTACGAAGGAGAGATTGCATAGCTAGTAAGTGTAATTTAGCAGCTTCTTTGTTCTTCTCAACTAATTGAGCTTTCTTAGCTGCTGCTTCCAATACTTTCTGCTGGGCTAGGGAGTGATTTGACATCCTGAGGTCCTTTGTTTTTTGCTAAAAATTTTTGCATACCACCTGACTGCATGGTAATTAAATCTTTTTCACCTGCTTTTATAACTTGGTTATGACTATTTACAGTGTATTGGTTAATAATTTGTACAGGCATAACTAGCTGGACTACTTCATTCTGCGCAGTTATACTTTCCGGAGTAGATTGACCGCGCCTCTTTGCACTATTTATAATTTGATAAGCGCGCACAGCTTCTAGTGGGCGAGAAATAAAAGGTAGCAAATCCTTTACTCTTTCCAAAAGTGCATCTTCTAAGAGGTCAGCTTTTTCATCCCGCTCAGAATGCTTAGCTAAGTTAGTGAATCTAAGTTTAGCTACTTCCTCAGCAAACTCTTCTTCGGATAAAAGCTGCGATATTGCAGAAGGAGTTACACCTAAGGCAAGTGCAGTTTGTTCCGGAGATACACCCTTACCTAAAAGAGATAGGGCGCGCTCTTGAGTGGAAGTTAGGGTATTCATGGGTGCTAGGATAGCATGGGGTTAGGAAAGATGCATGAGGGATTGTTACGCGCAGTGGTGGAAATTAGCAGGGATGGTGGAAATTAGGAAAAGTTTAGCAAAATTAGGAGATGTCTTTAGGAAAGGGTCGCCAACGAAATCTAAAAAAAGTTCCGGGGGGTGGCTAAGTTAGTTAGCACTCACTTCTCTAAGTCTGAGTTGGCCAGAACAGGATAAGTAAGTTAGCACTTACACACTTGGCCGGGTTGCCCAGGGTGCAACACTGTTACACTTTGTTTCCATTTGTTGTGAGCACGCAACAGGTTTATGTGGTGTAATTGGTGTTCTCGATGTTGTTGTTGTTGTTTAGTTTATTTAGTTATAGGGGGTTATATGTCAGGGTTTAATTCTAACGGGGTCTTGCAGGTTACTGGCGCCTATGGTCGCAAAGTATCGAAGGACGATTGGGTTAATGGTAAAGATTTTAAGATTATTTCAGGCCCTTATTTCAGTATCAGGGATATCGAACATATCAAAAGCGAAGATTATGGGCATATTGAATTCTATGATATGTCCAGTGCTTATGTTCAATTCATAATCAATCTAGACTGATTCTCACTATATAACTCTGTGCAATATCGGGGTTATATGGGGATAATCAATCGGTTATTCCATTCATTCATTACCGGAGTCTAAAAATGTCCAATGTTTCCACTGCCCATGATGTTGTTCCCTTTGTCGCTGGCAATACCAATCCGCTTTATGGTCAGCGACTGGCAAAGGTGGGATATAAAAGCACAAAGAAAACTCCCGCAAAATATCGTAGCATTGCAGTATCTGTGCCTCACGTTAACCCGACAGATATCACTGAGAATGTCACTGCACTCCTGCCATATATTGGCAGCATGATTGAGAGTGCTCAAGATGGCATCATTAAATCGCTGTATGAGTCGGCCGATGGTTCACTTAGTATTGTCACTGACACAGATATCTCAATTGAGGCAGTCATCAGTTATCTGGAGTCGGAGGCAGCGGGTGATCGACTCAAGAAAGCGGATATTGAAGCATGGTTCGATCGTGTTTGCGCTGACAATGTTTTTGTCTTGATGGCAGAAAAACTTGGTTTTGATGAGCCAAATGAGAATCAATCGAAAGTGATTGATAAGAATGTAAAGGTATATCGTGACATTCTATCCATGTTGGCAGGTGGAAAAACCATTCTCACGCCAGTACAGATTAAATCATGCCTGACTGTGATTGATGCATCATCTGATGAGTCAGGTATCGGTCAAAAACTGACTGCACGATTAAATGAAATGGCGAAACCCAAAGTATCTGAAGACTTTGTAGCACTCTGATACCAGTTGATACCAGTCACTCGATACTATCAGTGCCCCTTAATTGGGGCATTTTCCATTGTGTCAGCTAGTTATATGCACCCGATACAATGGAAAATATACCTAAATAGACTGCTGGACCGCTGGACCGTTGATACCCCTCTGTCCCACTGCCGAGCGCTCACTGCACAATCTAATCTGTATATATAATCTTATCTATTACCTTTTTCAATTATTAAATTTTAGAAGGGTATGGATTTATACCCCTTAAGGCATGAGCTTACTTAATAAGCACTACCTTAGATTATCCTCATGCCCCCCTTGACCTGACCGCGTGGGGGGTGTAGTCTGGCAGTCCAGCAGTCCAGTTACCTATTCTTTTAATCTAAAAAAGTAAAGGAATCTTATCATGATCATT